GAGCTTTTTCCTGTATGTTTGCCAACATAGATTTGTATTCAGGCTTCGCTTGCGGAAGCTGAATGTTTATGTCAGGCGTTGTAAGAGCGACTTCTTTTTGTATGTCTCTTGGCATTAAATTCCTTTATGTCGCTATTGCGTAGAAAATATAGTCACCATCTGTAAAATCATCTGTTATGGTGAAACCTGACGATAGTGGGTCTATTAAGTCTGTGTTTGTAACCTCTGCCGCAGTGTCATTTAAAAATAAATAAGGATCATTACCCGCAACTATACCTCTGGCAGAATCCCAGACATACCAGCCACCACTAGCATCTGTACGTTTAAGTAACACAAAGGAAGAACCCGACGTAAATCCGCAGTCCACGTTTGTTGTTCCAGAGTGCGTCACAGAACCTACTTTGCTTACCCCCGCAAGTGTTGCAAAAAGATAAGCTATAAAAGTAGCATTATTAGCATTAGTTCCTGCTATAGACCCAAGTGTAAATACAGATGATGTTGGGTCTGTGTCATTAAAATTAGCTTGGGTATATGCATAGTAAGTATCGTTAAGATTAATTATTTTTGTATTACCCAAAGCTTGGTGGTAAACTACCCAACCGTATGCCGTTCTTCCTTTGATCCATATCATTTCTGGAACAACACCAAGATTATGATTTACAGTACGTCCCGCTGTTGCATTTCCAGTGTAAGCAACCACGTCGAAATAGCCGGGTGCACGCTTCCACATCCATGAAGGATAACCTGTGGCACTAAAATTATCTCTCCAACCGTCCATCCAATCAAAAGTCCAAGTGCTTTGGCTTGCTTCAGCAGAATTACTATTTGTTTCAAGATAATTAGCGCCTGTCATACGAGTTCCAGTATACCTAAAACCTCCAGCAGCAGGATTAGCATATATTGCAAAATCAACAGGAAAATTAGAAATATAAGCTGGTCTATTTGTATCAGTGTTTGTGTCAGATAATTTCACTGAAAACACATCAGACGCTGCGGTTGGTGTAGCCATTGGACCACGCCGAATTGCCATGTAGATGTAAGTGTTTCCATTCGTGTTTACTTGACTATTGTTTTGTCGAATTTGAAATCCAGTTGATGTAAGATTTGCACGTTTCACTGACGTGTATTCTGCATCACTTGTATTCCACCACAGCATGTGGTCTGTATATGTAGTATCGTTTGTAACAGGCCATCCTCTCATATTGTCTAACACAACCCAAGGGCCCGTTGATGACGCGTTTTTAATCAATATCCACTGTGGCTCAAAACCGAGTGTAACAGTGGGTCCAGTAGATGAACCATTACCAGTATAACTTCCACACTGGATCATACCATCAGAGCTTGTGTCGTGACCAAAGAGGTAGGCTACATAAGTTGAACCATTTTGGTTGACTGTTCCCGCATTTCCAACTGTAAACTCAGTTGCTGTCGGATCTGTGTCGTTCCAAGCTGAACTAGCCGTCGATTCAGCATTTGTAGTTGAAATAGTTATATATTTAGTATTTCCTAAACCCCTATGATAAACCATCCACTGATCGAACTGACCTGTAGCTTTTACAATAATCATACCCGGCACTGCACCTAAGTTATGACTAACGGTTCTACCTGATGTTCCGTTACCAGTATAAGTAACTACGTCAAAAAACTTAGGGGCTTTTTTAAAGGTCCATGAAACATAATCTTCGCCGCTATATTGATCGTTATTTTGGCTAGTCAGAGCAAATCCATTGTTATTATACGTAATATACTGACCAACCGTGCTAGCTGCACCGGCACTGTTTGAGAATAAAACAGAGTTTGTACCTCGTTCAGTATCATACAACGCATGTGCTCTAGATGCTCTACTTTTCACCCAAACCAACCCACCATCAGAAAGATCAATGTTGTTGGTAATTGTTTGAGGGTTCGCTCCCGTACCCGTGTACAAAAACGTACTGAACACATTCTCTACAAACGCATCAAGATTTATATTACCCGCAGTGGGCCATAAACCAGCCCTCTTAAATGTCTCTGCTTCAGACACGGACCATATGCCAGAAGCCACACCATCCTGAAACGGACCCGCAGGATTAGTCGGATTGTTTGTAATAATGTTGCCTAAATATCGCTTACCTGTCATTAAGAAAGCCCCCCATGTGCAGTAGATACCGCACCAGCGCCCGTTGTATATTGATAGTTACCAAAAACAGAAGAATTTCCAGTTGAGGCGATTGTAATATATTCCAAAGTGTTTGAAAAACTCTCACCCAATTGAATCACGCCCCTAGTAGAATTACTGGTGCCGGAGCAAAACTGTTTACTTGCACCTAAATCACCAAAGTCTGTAGCATTACCCGTTGAGGCTATCGTTACATATGATATCACATTAGTTAAACCTGAACTTGCACCCCCTGCAGTTATACCTCTTGTTGAGTTAGACAAACCTGCACAGTCAGCCTGTACTTGTGTTAAATCACCAAAGTCTGTAGCATTTCCTGTTGAGGATATAGTCACATAGTCAATTGTATTTATTCTACTACCAGTTGTACCACCAGCAAATACGCCTCGTGTTGTAGAAGAAAACCCTGCTAAACTATTTCCGTTTACTGTTCTGTCACCAAAGTCTGTAGCATTGCCTGTAGTGGCTATAGTAATATAGCTTATTGTATTATCACTGGTTCCCCCATCTTTAAATATACCTCGTGTATTACTTCCAGAACCAGTATCTTGTTTAACCTCAGTAGATTGCGCATCGCCAAAATCAGTGCTTGTTCCAATGGACCTCATGGTAACAAATTCCATTGTATTAACACTTGAATTGCCCGTAGACTTACCAAACGCAAATACACCACGAGTGCTTGAGGACATACCCGCACTGTTTAAACAACCCGCAGATAAATTTCCCCAACTAATTGTGTTGCTTGTCGTAGTAATTACAATGTAATTAACGCTAGTGTCCGCCGCTGCACCTGACGGAAACAATGCAAGATCACCTGCTATCGGAACCACAGGCCAATCACTAGCATTCTGATACTGCGCGGAGAGGGACCATACACCTTGATAATTGGGCATCAAGAAACTCCCCCATGACTGTTTCCTACCGCCGCAGGGTTTGTTGTAGCGGTGTTCAAAGTGCCGAAGTCAGAGGCATTTCCCGTGCTTGCTATGGCAAAAAAGTCTAGGTTCATCGCACCACCTGAACTATTAGTAGAGGCCACGATGGCACGAGTCTTATTGCTTGTTGCCTCGTTTTGTTGGCTTGTCTGCGTCAAGTCTCCAAAATCAGATGAATTACCCGTAGACGCTATTGTTATAAAGTCTATCGTATTTGCCCCATTTATGCCCGGAAAAACTCCTCGTGTGCCATTAGATGCCGCCCCGTGTTGATGCGACGTGGTAGACAAATCTCCAAAATCTGACCAAGTTCCCACTGTTGCTATTGTCGTGTACCTAATTTCATTCTTTTTTGCACTTGCCTCTGTGAAGCCACCCGCTAAAACCCCTCTTGTTGACGAAGAACAGCCAGACGGCCCCTCACGTAATGTAATACCATAATCACCGTAGTTTGTAGCATTACCTGTAGTAGATATTGTAACATAATCAGTGGTTTCAGTTCCTTGGAACGAAGAGTTACGGCCACATGCAAACACTCCACGAGTGTCGTTAGATATTCCACCCACTTTATAATATCTTGCGACGGTAGTATCACCGAAATCTGTGGCATTGCCCGTAGATGCAAATGTGATATAGTCGATAGTATCATAAATTTGGCTTGAATTATACATATTTCCCCCCGCCGCCGCAATTCCACGAGTGGAATTTGAAGCAGGGGCCGCGCCCCCTCTTGCAACAGTAAGACTGCCCCAGTTTGAGGCATTACCCGTTGTTGAAATAGAAACATAATCTATAATACTTGTTCTATAAGTGCCAGAACCTGTTTGGCCGCCCATAAATACCGCGAGATCTGCTATAGGACTTACACTCCCACTCGCATCACTAGGCGCAGAATATCCAAACGCATTGATCGCCCAGACGTTAAACGTGTAGCTTGTGCCGTTGGTTAGACCCGTGACCGTTAAAGGAGAAGATGTGCCTGACGTGCCAATCCCATCATTAGATTGCGCTCTGAAGGCAGTAATGGCAGAGCCGCCAACATCAGTAGGTGCTGTAAAGCTAACACTAACCTGTGAATCTCCGGCTGTTCCACTGACGCCTGTCGGACTATCTGGTGCGTTCAGACCATCTTGACCTATAAAGCCGCCTCTACCCTTTGCCATGTGAGGCTCCTATTAGCTAATTTCCTCATAGCTCACCAACACTTCAAGGTCATTTGCAGTGCCTGCCGTAGCGGTAATCGACGTGTTCTCTTCTAAATACAACGCTGTGTTTTTATCTAAAACAACCAAGGCCGCATCCGCTGGCACAGAAACTGTACTAACCAAAGAATATGCAGTACCTCCACCAGATGCTGCGCTATGAACATCTACCGTCACATCTGCTGCATTTGTGCCGTCTACATTGGCAACTTGAATCATGTTAATTTTAAACACTTTGTCGCTAGATGCAGCATTTGTAACCAGCGTGGTTGCCGAAGTAGAAGAGAGGGCGATCTTGGCAGTCTTGCCCGTGATCGTCGCCACATTTACAATATTTGGTGCCGCCATTTCCTTATCTCCTTAGCCGAACACGATTGCCATAGCTATGGCTTTACCAGTTGAAATTCCAGCACTACCAAAAGAAACAGTGCCGCTACCGTTTGTTACCAACGCTTGCCCGTTTGTTCCATCAGAGGTTGGCAAAGTAAGTGCTGTTACGAAACTTTGCAGGTTTGCGTCATATGCAAGAACATCACTTCCTATAGCAACACCAAGATTCGTTCTCGCCGCAGACGCTGAGGAAGCGCCTGTACCGCCATCCGCAATTGCAAGATCCGCAATACCTGAAATATTACCGCCCGTAATTCGAGCACTGTCCATCGACAAGTCACTCGTAAAATCACTGACCGCGGCACCAGAACCTGCACCGTCGCAATAAATTATTTTACTATCGCCATTACCGACAGTGATGTTTGCGCCAGAACCTTGTGAGAAAATAGCATCCTGACCGCTATCATTCTGCACAAGGTAAAGATGTGCAGCATCGTTGGGGGATATTGTAATTGTATTTGTTCCAGAAGGCGAACCACTCAAAACCAAAACTTTAAACATACCGTCTGACAATGTGCCGTCCGTCGTTGTCAAAGTGTGAGTAGTTCCAGATAAAGTTATAGTTCCAACGCCATTTATAAGACGATCCAGAATGTCAAAGTTGGTGTTTGTTGTAGTGCCCCATGTACCAGACTGTTCACCTGTGGCGATTTTCTCAACACCGCTTCCTGTGTATGTGCTTGCCATTTTATTTCCTACGCAGCTATTTCAGTCCATGTTGTGCTTATATCAGGGATGATTTTACCCCAAACCGTTGTACGACCCGCTTCACCAGTAGCAGAGATGCCCGTCGGAAACACATTTGCATCTCCAATCACTGTAACAGAACCAACCTCTCCTGTCGAGGATATGCCACTTGGGACAACCGGGATGATTTGATTTGTTTTAAGAGTAACGGAACCTACACCAGACGTTGCCGCAAGACCCGTGACCGTAACAGATGCCGCGGCCCCGACAGAAACCGCATTTACCGAACCAGAAGCCTGTAAGCCTGTCACGTTTGTCGACACGCCCGAACCCACGGAAATTGTAATAGAGCCAACTCCGGTTACCGCAGCAAGACCTGTTTCCGGTACAGAGGCTGCTCCTTCGACTGTGACGCTGTTTGTCCCGCCTGTGGCCGCAGTTGTAATCGCAACGTCTTGGCCCCAGCCCCCAGCACCCCAAGTTTGTGTGGAAGAATCCCAACCCGAAAAGACAACCTTTGCGTCAGCCATTTTATTTAAGCAATGCGAATAATTGCGTTACTAGCATCTGCCGTTGGAAACACAATTTGAAAATCACCAGAGGTCGACGCTTTATTTGAGCCAAAATCTAAAACTACAACAGTATTTGCAGTGCCAGAACCCGACCCTTCTGTAGTATTATATATCAAAGCACCACGCGCCGTAATTGTTGCAGAGGTAAACGTAAGGTCGCCAAAATCCGTCAAAGCCGTAGTTCCTGATGTTGTTGGATCCACTCTCGTAAGAGTGCCGCCGCCTGCGCTGTATGTGCCAGAGTTGCTTACTTCGTTTGACGTCGTGTAAGCCGTAGTTGCCGCAGTAAAGGATGCGTTGTTATCGTAAAGCGCAAGTTTAAAAGTATCTCCGCCAGAATTTAAAAAGTTGTGTCCACCCTCAAGAAGCTCTTTCTTAAAAGAGGTACACATAAAGTTTCCACTAAAGGCCATTTCACAATCTCCTTATGAGTTCTGCCAATTCAGGATGCCCCGCATCTTTCAGAGCATTATACACAGTTGTCCTATCACTGTGAATAGCTTGTCGCATATAGTAAGAAATCAGTTTTTCAACGTGTTTTGAAAAAGCGCGAGCTTGATCCCGTATACCCGGATGAGCATTTTCGGAAACAGAAATAATCTTTGAAACACACTGTTCAGCAAGTTCGTCCGGAGTAAATCCACGATGATCCGTCGTGTTTACACCCACGATGGGCTCATGTTGCGGCACACTTACATCTATTTTAAACATTATTGTTTTGGCCTTATTATTTTTCCAGTGCGATATTCGTCAGTCACTTCTTTAGCCTCTCCTAACAATTTTATCCCAACTAAGGCTTCTTGAAACCGTTGGTTATACATGGTCATAACATCCGGATCACCTTTCATGTAGACATATGCTTCTATTAAGCAGCCATAAAGCAACGCTAACTCTGCATTTTCACTTAACCATGTTGTACTGCTATCACTTAATGTAGTGCTTGTAATACTCACTGGTCTGTAAAAGTAGTGCAATTCTGCAACATATTCGATATCGGGCGTCGGACCCAAAATAAAATAATCAACATCAAATTGTGCATAATATTTTGGTAAACCTGTTGTAGACTCATCTGGTGTATAAGATTGAACAAAAGAGGGATCTTTAAATTCAACAAACACCTTATCATTATTTGTACCCGCTAAACTCAACGAAAAAGGCGCTAAAAAATCTGATGGAACTGGAAGGTATTTATTTGAAATCGTGGTTCTAGCTAAAACGTTTTTGCGGAACAAACTTAATTGAACGTTTTTTAAAATTCGTTCTTCTGCAGACCGGATAAAAACAGGCAGATTTGTTACGAAAGATGTTTCATCATTCTCCGTGTAATCTTGTATTGCAGTTTTAAGTTGTGCGTATGTAAAACTCACAATCTAACCTTTCAATGATGATGTTGGTACAGTATGCGTACTACCCGTGTACCTAGCTTTACCGATAGATATTCTCACATCCTGAAGATAACCATTTAAGTAATTTCCATACTGATGACCACCTAGCCTAATATTGTCAGTCGAATAATTTGTAGTGTTTGATCCACTAAAAACTTGTGTGCCGTCAATGTAGACGCGCATTGTAGTTGTGTCGCGGGTTACTGCCAGATAATGCCAAGTGTTGATACTTAAAATATTATGATTGCTTCCGCTTCCTGTATTTCCTGTAATATAGCCACTGTCATAGACAGCGATACTATTGTTTGTGTGAAAGTAAAAAGTACCTAGAACGTTAGTATTCCCGCTAAGAAAATAAATTAAAGAATTTTGATCGTCATCATTTACGCGGAAAAAGCATTCTGCCGTAAATGCTCCAGTACCAAGATTAAACATGGACGATTGCGGAGTCTGCACAATATCATCCGAACCGTCGAAATAAACGCTTGCCGTGCTTCCAAATTTGGCTTGGGTCGTGCTTGCCGCTGCCCCACCAACGAGCTTCAAATTACTTACCTGCGATTTGTCTAAAACATGCGCGTCAGTGCCTTTTATGTGCAGCTTTGTATTCGATACGGTTGAAAGTGGAGCAGTTGGGGGCGTAAAAGTAGTTGTATATTGAGCATCTGAAGTAATTCTTAAGTCTGAAACAACCATGTCGGCGTCACGTCCGTTATCATAAAAAACACGTCCGACGAATGCTGTGCTGTGATTTGCTCCGCTTGGGTAACTGCCTGTTGCAGTTCCATCTGCAGACCCATTGAGATAGATCGTCCAAGTGCCGCTGTTTAAAACAAGCGCTATATGCGTCCAAATTTTTAGTGGTACAGTTCCGGTACTTATGGGACAACCAGTTGTGTTGCTATATCCCCCATTAACCATTCCTCGTAACGTTCTATTATTTTGTATTTCGAACGACAAAATATTGTTGCCGCCTGTGCTTCCCGCCGTGCCAAGCGAGTATACAGCGGTTCCATTCGACGACGGTGCAGAGTTAAGGTAAACCCACGCCTCTATTGTTGCCGCCGTTCCTGTTCTGCCAAGTGCCTGCAAATCAGCGCTTGCTGTAAGTTGTAGACTGTCTGCACTACCATCAAAAGATATAGACCCGCCATTAATGCTCTCTACATACTCATCATTATCATACGGAGACAAAGGCTCGGTTGATGGATCTCCGCCAATCGTAATCGAATGTCCTGTTGATGAACCATCTGACAAGTAAGGTAGGTGGCAAGTTAATAACGCAGTATTTGAGTCAGAGGTTAAACGCGCAGTCGGCACAGATGCTTCTGTCGCAGTTCCGCCAGTTACATATTGAAAGTCAGTTATGTACCCAAACAAATTACCAAATGTATCAATGCCTGACGCACCGCTAGGTATATTTCCTATCACCAAAGGGCGGCTAGGGTTGCCCAGGGTTGATACATCAACGGTGTGAATTGTTGTTCCATCGGCCTTGATCGTTAATGTGTTACTGGATCTCGTTAACTCGTAAAAATACCATTGGTTAAGACTTGGGTAAAAACTTAAATTTGTGTTTGTGAGAGTTCCCGAACTGTTCATCCATGAAAATACAACGCCATCGCTATTTGCGCCTCGGACACTCAACGCTAAACCGCCAGCCGAATAAAAATTACCAAAATATCCGTAAATATAGCCTAAGTTTTGAGCATAATAATAAGTGTGCCTTGCCCAAAATTTTATTGTAAAATCAGAAGTCAAGTCAAAATCAGAGTGATCCGCGACACTTAAATAATCACCGTTGCCGTCAAAAAATACGCTATATCCACCGTGCCGATGAGGCGAAAAACTGCCTGCATGAGAATCATTATTTACGGTGATTGTATGGGCAGTTGACGAACTATCCGTGATGCTTTGATTGCCACCAACGGCATCATCAGTAGCCATCAACAGGCGGGTAAAATTACTGTCTGTAACAGTAAACGTTATCTCAAAAGATTGAGTTACGTTCGCAATATTATTCCCATCGCTCACGTCAAAACGGACTGTTATACTTCCGCCGCTCCCTGAGGTCACGGGCACCAACGTAAAAGTATTTCCAGATTGATTGGAGATGGGTAGACTCGGCGATGAAATAACATTGCTTGCCGTCCCACTCGTTACTGTGGCAGAGTATACGAGCGTTTCAAGGTCTGGATCAGTGGCATTAATCGTTATTACCGTATTCGAACCAGCCGTTAATCCAAAAGTTCCGCCCGTCGTAAGATTATTGGCACCAGCACCGCCTGTGTTCTCAGAAAAACTAGTAATAGTTGGCGTGGTGTTTGTAATTGTCGCTAGTAAAAAGAAACCACTGCTTTGCTTCACATAGAGCTTATTCGCATCAGTGTCATAGTGCAAAGACCCCTCGGAAGCAGACGCTGCATCCGTGAGCATCGCAGCTTGGTTTGTATGAACAGTTACACCTGTCCCCCCCGCCGCTGCCCAACTTAGCGTTCCTGAACCGTCCGTTTGCAAAAACTGTGACGCATCGCCGTCATTGTTAGGTAACGTTAATGTGTAAGAAGCACCCGCAGAATGTGGCGGTGATTTAATTTTAACGCCATGACTGTTTACAGAGCAGTTTAACTGAAGCGTTCCATCATTACCACCTGCACCTTTGACCTCAACAACACCTGTACCATTCGGAGTGACTTGAACATTGCCGTTCGTATTTGTTGCTGAGATCTCATTGCTGTCAACTTTAATGTTATCAACACGCAAGTCCGTGACGGCAGAGTTTGTCCCAAGCGTCACGCCATCAATTGCACCACCGTTAATGTCAACAGTCGATATTGCAGAGGTGCCCTCTGTCTTTTCAATCGCAGCGTTTATCTTTGTACGAACCGAAGATCCGCTTTCGCCGTCTGAAAATGTACCCATTACACAGTCCTCTAAGATCCATCATTCCAATAAGAGCTATCACTCCAAACCCCAGAATCACTCCAAGAACCTGAAGCTAAGGCCCACGTACCTGTGAAAACCGTAGCGGTTCCGACATTACCTGTTGCACTTAAACCTGTCAAAGTAATTGTAACGTCTAACGACACCGATACGGATCCTACGGATCCTGTTAAACCAGAAATAGAAGTCGGGGCCGTCGCTCCCGCCGATACAGTCGGCGTTCCCACAGAGGCCGTGACTGTAAGACCGGTAACCGGTGCTAATATGTCTCCCGCGGCTGCAACCGAACCAACTAATCCGGTTGCAGATGTGCCGGTAAGGGATACACTCTCATTTGGTATAGTAACGGTGCCTATATCACCCGTAGCGGTCAATCCAGAAGTTGCCACTGAAACAGCTTGAGCAGTAACCTCCGCCGACCCAACGGAAGCCGTAGCAGAAACGCCCGTAACATTGAAAGAAACTACACTTTCATTTGTCGTCACGCTGACCGAACCAACTTTTCCAAATCCCACTAATGGACGCGGGTTTGGTATTTCAACCAAAGGTATCCCTACAAAAACAGATAAACCAGAGGCAATGTCCGGGCGGGCTTCTCGTAGAGCCTGTGCATCGATTACTTTTCTAAAAGGTCCTAACTGAGGCTGCTTTGGCTCAAATTCATCCTTGCCGACTAATGCGCCATTCCACTCTTTGCGCATGTCTCTGTATCGGTAACGAAAACCAGACCGATCAGAAATCGCATAAGAGTTTTTGCCAGACGCAAATTTTGACATCAACCTGTCCTAAAATACTCATATCGGGGCACTACATTAAAAGATGCTCGATCCCGATCCTCTGCCATTGCTCTTTCAAACTCTTCTTCATAAACAGCTTTGAGTAATTGAATGCGTTGAGGAGCTCGTTTCATCGCAATGTAGTAAGCTAAACCTGCCGCTAAACACGGATAAAACCTAAAAGGCATGTCCATAGTATTGGTTTGAGCGTCCGCATCATCCATGCGAGTCAAAGCATCATACAAAATTACATCCGTGCTGTTTTCAGGAATCGGCCAAATCTTTAAATTTGGAGTGATCTGACGATCAAGAAAAAACTGAGCGGGCCGACCTTGTGTTGTCTTGTTTGGTATAGCTAAAAACGTATCCCGACTCACACGTTCAATAGAAAAATCCGTGTTACTACGTCGGACGACCACCGATAAAATATCTATTACATCTGTGCCAAGATCATATTCACCGTCTGCTTGCGTTAATGTAAGCGTCCGCTGTTTAATAGTCCATTGATTTAACCCACGATTTGCCCACTCTGCTAACATAAGATTCAAAGAACGCCGTGCAGTCCGCAAATCATATCCCGTGCGAACCTCTAAACCGCATCGTTCAAAAGCCTCTTCAATATACTCTGCAACATCTAATTCAAAGTCTTTTGATCCCGATAACGCCATTAATCCTCTCCATTGTATAAATTGTCGAAGATGCGATTTACATCAAGTGTATAGTCTAAATCACTTTTTGAATAGTGTATATGTTGCGACGGTTTAAAGTCCGGTGGCCCTTCTCCTGTAACAAACCATGCTGGATGCGTTACTCTCACCCTATTATTAGGCAATGCAACAACATTCCCAGTCCATTCGCCAGCATCCAACAATTGCAATACATGGCTCTGTTTATGTTGTGCGGGGTCATCTGCTATCTCACTTTGGGTATAATCAACAGTAAACAAGTATTGTGCCGGATACATCTCTCCATCTATTTTTGCCATCCAAGGACAAGGTGTGGCCCGATCCATAACAAAAACGGCATGATGATGTGATGCGCAATCCCAAGGTTGTGCTTGGTACGTGTCCATTGGCTCAGGCCATTCTTCAAGAGGTATGTCGCCAACCAAAGCAGTAATTGGCATACGGGCCCACATTGCACCCCCGTGAACTGTATCTTCTTCCGCATCCTCTGCCTCATTTCCTGTAAACAAAACTTGAAAACTTAGACACCTGTTTGGAATGCAAGTAACACCTATGACCATCGCATGTAAAAAGTCGCCGTGATACTGCTCATGATTATGAGTGTACTCACGGCGAACCCATGCCTTAAAATAAGGCACGTTCGAATATAAATATGACATTACTTTTTCTTTTTCGCCATACCGCCTTTAGCCATTTTCATAGGAGTAAGAGTCATACCTTTTTGTTTTGCCGCCGCTCTCAATTGAGCCATAGTCATGGCACTCCCACCGCCCATCATCTTTGTGGGCTTCTTGCCACCCATCGCTCCGCCTTTAGCCATGCGACGCATCTTACCGCCCATCGCTCCGCCTTTAGCCATCTTTTTGACTTTACCACCAGCACGGTAACCTTTTTTCTTCTTTGGCATCTTTTTCTCCTTATGAAGTTATGTTGAAACTGAACCTTTTGTTCTTTTTCTACGATTAGACATCACTTTGCCACAACCTCTTGCAACTACGCCCTCTGCACTTTTTTTCGGGGGCGGCCTCTTGGCTTTTTGCTTTTTGATTTCACCACCGCTGGACGCGAATTTGACTTCTGCGGCTTTGGTGTTTTTGACAACGGTTTTGCCTCTTCCACCTTCTCGCTTTTTTTTGGCTGCAGTGGCTTTTCTTTGGGATTTACTAAGAGAGTTTGCTTTCGACCTTGGAAGGCACCGGTCAGGATTTTTTTTATCTTTCGAAGTACCGCACGGACCTTTGATATTACCATCTCTACCAATCCTTACCCAGTCTTGTTTTAACCACTTTTTTAGCTCACCCATTTACTTACGCCTTTTAGTGGGGCCAATAACTTTTTTAAGTTTACGAGCCTGTCCCGCATGTGCTTTTGAAGCCTTGTTCAAGCTTCTAATCACTTTTTTCACAGAGGCTCTCTTTTTTTTGTTCAGCACCTTACTTGCCCTTTCGCTTGCCGCCTTTTGCTTTTTTTGCATAATTTGGATCTTTGCAATATTTTGAGGCAGCTAAGTTGGCATATGCGCTTGGATACGTGTCAAAAGTACGCTTCGCCCACGCCTTGCCTTCTGGACAAATTTTACTACCCTTACTTTTGCGAGAGGCTTCCCCTCCCTTGCGGAAATAAGTTAGACCTTTGGGCGTTTTATTTTGTTTTTTGCGAGACATCGCCATAAATAATCTCCATCTCTTTTTTAATATACTCTATTTGTGCCGCCATAACTTCTGTACGCTTATCTACAGCAATTAAAGTTTCTGTTGTCCAACTTGCCCAAGTATACGAAACCGCTCCTATGATACCCACCAACGCAGTTACAAGGGCCCAAGTTATCTGTTTGTCTAACATTTCCAACGCTTTCTTGCCTGTCTCAAACGAGAGTTAGGGTTTTTTGCAGCTTTAGGAAACTTCTTCATCTGTCCAGCAGACCGTGCACAAAAAGATTTACGTCGTTTTGCATCCTTACTGCCCTTTTTCACCTTTCCTGTTACAGCCGTTTGTAATTTTGAACCGGGATTTTTTCGCCTGTACGCCTTTACTCCTGCCTTAGTCATTCCCGCCCCTTTTTCAGTGGGGCGAAAATTCTTTTTATTACGCTTTGGCATGTTATCGCTTTTGCGTTTTCTTTCCCTTATGGTCATGATGCACCTTAGCTGAAGAAAATCGTAAGCGCCGTGACATTTGTAGCCGTTCCCACATGAATATCACTGACAAACAATAAACCTTCATCTGGGATATTAACGGAGTGAGAATCAGACGCTAAAAAATCAAGGTCCAAAACTGTGCTTCCGCCGTTTCCATCCGTAAGCGTTAAACGACCCGCGCCTCCGGAACTTGTCAAAATTTGTATCTGACGTAAACGGGCACGGCCTACTGAGGCCGCACCTGTTCCTGTCAGACGTTTTGATTTTACGTCTGAGTTAGCCATTCAAACCCCCTTACGAGTCTGCAAACGGGGTGGCTAGTGTCCCAGAACCTAACAATGTTCCTGTCACAAGATATTCGTCTGCCCCAATTGCCGTGACCTCTATAACAGAACCCGCAATGCCGCCCGTCGTTGTACCATTCATCGAAATAACGTCGTTTGTTGCACCGGGAGCAAAACCTCTTGATTGAGAAGTAGCACTCGCAGCAAGAACAAGATTACCAGAAAACTTATCTGTGCCATCTGTTTTAATGTCTAAATCAGTGGCAGTAGTGCCGATAAAAAACTTGTATGTGGCTCCTATTGTATCACTTGTGATTGCCGGAAGCGTCACTGCACCGTCCGCATCATTAACTTCAATAATACGACCGACGTGATCTGCATATGTAAGAGTGGTTTCTGCGGTGATTTCTACAACAGCCGTAGATCCTACCGCGGTAAACCCGCGTTCAGAACGAACCGGACCTGAAAAAGTCGTTTGACCCATGTTGATCTCCTGTCTTTGGGTGTGTCAGCCAAGGGGCTGTCAGGGATATGCAAAGTATACATAGAAATTTACAAAAAGAAAGGGGCAACCGAAGTTGCCCCAGTTCAAAGAGGAGGAACTAATGAACTATACCATCAGTATCCTATGTATAGCACACTTTATGCGCCGGGTGTACCAAAAACGCAACGCCAGTCAGAAACTCCAAAGCTATAACGCTCACGAGCCTTAAAACGCATGTTTCCTGTATCAAAATCACCTTCCATCGCAGTCTTGATGGGCGCACGGTTAAAATACTTAAAACCGTTTGGCGCATCAGTTTTAATAAAGAATGCGTCTGTGTCGGTAAGGAAGTGATTTACTACCGCACCTTCTGGAAGCATTCCCATGCTACGCAAGGCATTGTTGTCATTGTCCGCAGTTCCGGGTCGTAGGTTCGAATTTAGAACACGTTCCGCAATAAACTGAAGCTCTTTTGGAATTATCAACTTCATACCGCGAACGGCAATCTTCAAACCACGCTCATCAGTAAGACCAGCAATGTCAATAAGCATTTGCTCAAGAGAAGTTTCGTTGAGATCCGCTGCAGTTGACAAAAGGTTGCGTTGATTTCCAGACAACGATGGGTGAGCATTCGAACACAACGCAGCACCGTCACCAATCGCGTTAGCACCCGTGTTGAACGCATTGTTCAAAATAGATGCCGCCTTGATCTGCTTAGTCTGCGCCATAGAGCGAGCCAAAGCCTTGGTGTAACGAGATGCAAGACGATCATAAAGATTATCTTCAATCGCTTCCTCCGTAATTGAAAACGCAAGAGCTATTGTCTCGTGTGTGTAACGCGCAGTGTAAGTTTCCTGTGCATCGTCAAAGTTGATGGCTGCGCCCTCTCCTTTAACAGGTGCCGTGGAAAAACCCCCCAGCATTACTTCTTCTTCGAATGCACGATCCGAAGTCTCTTCTTCAAAAATTTCGGCATGTTCGTTTTCATAACGATCATACTCAAGTCCGAACAAGGCGTTAAGGCCGGGTTCCAACTCTTTCGCTAATTGTGCGCGAGAGATAGCCATATTTCAGCCCTCCTTAAATGCCAGTGGACAACGACGTAGTTTGCGACGCTGAAGCCGCAACTGGTGCGTTGTGATGAAAATTAAACCGAACAACATAGTTCACGCCTGCCGCATCAAAATCTAAGTTAGCATCGTCGCCCGTAAGGCCAACAACGCGTAGTAATAATGTAGCAGTCGTGGCAACCGTAGAAATATCCATTTCTGCAGTTGAACGTCCAGTATTTGTTGAACCAGATGTACCGTTTGCCAACGAAACATTAGCAAAGATATTTGTAAGTGCCGTCGCACGGTCTGTAGAAGAACCGTCGGCTGCAATCATAAATAACTGATTCGGATTGTCCGCAACAAAAGCTTTTACGGGATGGTTCGTATCAACGCTTGCGTTGTTCGCACCGGGCCAATAGTTCTTAAATACTGGCTTCTTTGTAGAACTATCAACATATTCTACGCCCATAAGGACTCCAAGTGCAGGAACTGTGCCACCATTGGCTGCACCAACAATATCAATTACCCCAGCCGCCGTAGGTATTACAGGCGAATTTTGGAATATTGCATTCGTATTGTTAGATGCAATCTCATACTGAGTTACACCAGTGGTATTTGCTCCTGCGCCGTTAAGCCCGATAGGACGAAGACCAAAGGCAGTGTCTTGATTTGCCATTTGTTTTTCTCCTTATCAGGGCGACCCCTACTCGCGTCGAGGGCCACCGAAGGTTACACGAGATTGACGATCTGGTTTAGAAATCGTCATAGTTGAGTGTTGGTTTTGAGCCATTAACTCAGAATCAATCGCTTGTACTTGGTCCGCATTACGCGCTTGATAGTACGCATTGCGCTCCTGTGCGGTTTCTTCTGGAATCCGGGCCAAAACTAAACCACCAACGCCAAAAACACCTTCATATCGTCCTGAATCAATTACCGGGGCCTCAAAATCAGGATGTTCGTCCTTACGAACCAACTCCCAACCCTCGCGCATCTTTGCGCTGATATTTTTCGTGTCATCAAAACCGCGCGTTTCTGCGCGAATCCAACGATTAACAAATCCATCCGGTGCAGGTGGTGCATCAAGCATCGACGGGGGAGCCCACGGACGCCGTTGTCCTGTTTTCTCCCTTGTTTGGTTAGCGCGAGCAGTTCGCTTTATTGATCCTGTATTTTCTTCAGACATCTAGCTTACTCCTTCACGTATTTCGCATATTCTTCTAGCGGCACACCCAATTTTTTCGCAATCGCGACTTGGCTAGGGGTGAGTCTAACCTTTTTCCCACTACTGCGCCCAGAATTTGATCTTGAAACGCCTGCAACCGTCTGAGCGGGCCGTTTTGCGGCGGATTTTTCATTTCCTCCAAAAGTATCAGAAATGCGTCGATCAAGTTCAGTATAATACTCATCGCTCGTCGGGTCAAACCCTTCTGACTCAACAAGCTTCTTATGTATGCCAAACGCAGCAAAGGTTTTCGCCTCGTCTTGACCAAACCAATCGTTTCTCTGCGCCCACTGTTCCGCTTTTGGATCAGGACGCCGAATTTCTTGTTGTGGTGCATACTCTTGCTGAGGCTCAACAGGTTTTTGTTTTTGCTGTTCTTGAGCAAATTTTGCTTGTTGAGCCCTCTCAGACTGAGAATTTAAAGACATCATGCGCTTATTTGCCTCTACTGCTGCCGCAGCATCACCAATCTCCATCGCACGAGCTAAATCTTTTTCTGCCTGCTCCATTTGAGTCTCAACACGAGCACTAAATTCAGAAACATAGTTATTGTCTAAAGCACTAAAGCGCTCCTTAAGCTGATTTGACTCCTCTTGAACCTGTTTTGCGTAATTTATTGCTTCTTGTTCGCGCCTTTCTGCCTCACGCATCTTCTTTGTAAGACGATCAATGCGTTTTTGTGTCGAACTTTCTGCTTTTGCAAATTGATCCTCTGAGGAATTCTGTACCTCAACCGAAGGCTCTTCCTGTACGGGGGCTTCAACCTCTACCTCAGTGTCCATTTCAAGTTCAAGTTGCTCTTCCTCGTCTGCCATCTTTATCTCCTAGTAATGCAAAACGTCTTCTGGGTCGCTAATACAAGCCAAAATCTCATCATCGTTCAAAATTCGCACCTCACCGCCATCAATATTAAAACGAGAGCCCGAATATCGTGCAAACATCACCCAATCCTTGGCCTTGCACCAAGCTCCCGAAGGAAACTTTTCGGAGTCCTTGTAAGCCAAAGGACCAACTTTTAAAACATAACCAACTTGAGTAGAAACCTGTTGCTGTTCTACAACACTATCAGGCATGTAAAGACCTTTTTCCGTCTTTCCCTTACCACGATACGGTAGAACAAGTATTCGCCAACCGGTAGGATTTGGCATTCTTTCTAGGAGAGATCCACCAAGGTTTTCAGGATTCAAAACCTTTGGGGCTTCATATGCATCTGAAAGCTTTGCAACCGCTTCGCCAACAGATGACAAATTTACCTTTGTGTCAGTCAATGCTGCGCTCCTGTTTATTTAGCAGGCTCTTGAGTTCCTGTTCCACATGATTTAGGGCTTCGATATTACCCATAAGCTCACGATATTGCTCCATAGACTTGACGTTGCCATATTGCATCAAATCAACAATGTCTTGTCTTCTATCCCTTATAATACGAAAAACAGCTTCTGCAATAAATATCTCATCCATTCATATATTTTCCCACGTTTTCTTACACGGGAAGTATACAAGTGTTTAAGAGTTTATGCAAATTTATACCACAAGCTCAAAATGTGGGGCGTCTATAAAAGGTCTGCGTCCTTGCCCACGGCGCGTGTCAATATAATCGTTCATCGCACTTTCCATATCACCTTTCCAATACGCTATATTTGGCACGGTCCATGCGGCTCCCCATCTTATAGGCACATCTACCGCTCTCGCACCCTCCGCCATAGCATCAGCAATTTCGTCGTAAAGATTCAACTCCCAACGATCACCGCCACCATCCAGATAGGCCATAAGGTCTACCGCATGACCGTCAAGATGCTTGCTCTTCATTGTCTTACTTGCGCCTTTGGCAACCAAAACCTCTTGTTCCTCACGAGTTCTTAAACCACAAATTACTGAGAAATCTTGCTTGGTTACAGATATGGCGTAACGGACGACTGACTGCATACGCTCGTCTACACCCTCCAACTTTTGCTGGCTGCGTTTTCCCAATTTGTAACCCATTATTTACCTTCCTTACTTTTTCTCATGCCAGTGTACGTTTCTCTGGGTAAACCAAAATCCTTCATTATCCTTCGCACCTCTGGCTCAGAAATATTCAAAACAAGAGACATATCATGCACATTCATATTATGACGCGCTAGTCTATCAATTTGCCTTCCTAAATTATTAAGTGGACGATCTTTCGGAAGAACAGAGAAAAACCTCTTTTTCTTTTCAGGTTCTTTTAATCTTACTCTAGGATCAACCGCTGCATCTCTTTTACACTGCGCTTCCCATGCCTTACGATACAAATCTTCGTACTGAATGCGTTTTTCCTCTATTAAACAATCGTCCATTATGATTTCACTTTCATATATTTTTGTATTGCCCGACCCCCAAACCAAAAACTGAGAACAGCAGAAAATAACGCCGAAGTTTCTGGATCCCATAGCATTGAAAGCGCACGACCAAGATCCACGCCTGAGTTCATCAACGCCATGAGCGCCGTGATTTTGATGGCACAAAAAAGGCCAAAGAAAACATAAGTAATAACAGGTCGGACAGAAGCCCGAAGTGCATTGACAAATCCCCCGCCATCAAGTCCTTGATCATGACTATACAAACCCTCCGTTTCCGCTATATCAGCTTCCTTGTCTAACACCTGTATCTTTAACTCTGCTCGTTTGGACATCAAATCCATCTCAAGCTGCATACGCTCAAGATTATGTTTGTGTTCCTGACCCGCTTTAAAGTAATTAAGAATCTCTGGAAGAAAAGATGTGCCAAATCCCAGCAAACTTCCTAATAATGCCATCATGTGCTTTCTCCCATAAAAGCTTTAAACATCTCATAGATCACACGTTGCCGCTCAGTCAACCCTGCAATGCCCGCTTCATAGCCTTCAAGAGCAACTCGATAATCATCAAGCTGCAATTTTAACTCATCCAATTGACTTCTTAACAGTTCCGACTCTTCTTGTGCCATCACTTAGTTGCAGCACCCAACGGTTTAGCCGCGGCTTTCTTACCGTTCATAGCGTTAAATCCAAAATATGCCGCGCACAAACCACTCACACTCACTATGTAAATTGAAGCAATGTCTGTGATTAATTCTGCAGCTTTCTCAAAACCCAAAAAAGAACAAATTAAAATAATTAAGGGATACATTACCATGCCGCTTAAAGCAAACCACGTCATATGCCTTTGACTGTCGCGTTTCTTGTCTTCATCAACCATCTGACGGCGTTGATCTTCCCAAGCCAACCTGTCCCACTCACTTTTGGAAATGTTGCCATTCTTATCCAGATCAGCTTTTTCAAATTCAGTCATAGTAGCCCCAGTTAATTATTAGCTGTCTTCAATAACCAAACTAAAACAAAAAGCACTCCAATGCAAACTAACGATAATCCAATGCCCGCAGTCCACGCCCAAATCGCTTGCCACGTCTCTATACGCCTGTACTCATGCTCCCTTTGAGCTTGACGAACTTCCGCCTCAATTTTTAATAATTGTTGCCAAGCCGAAGGCCCTAACGTGCCACTAATCCATGCCCTTAGCTCATCACGTTGCGCCTGTATCTGACGACGCTGAACAAACAGTTCCATAGCTTGCGCTTGAACGCCACCTCCCAAAGCCCGATACCAAGGTGGCTTTTCTATTTGTTTGGCCGCAAATTCAAAATCGCTTAAACTTTTCGACCACCTTGATAAATCCTTTCCCATACTCTCAAGATCCCGTCCAATCTGACAGCCCTTCTTGATAGCATTAAACGCCGCGGTCGCTCCCGCGATAGCAGTGACTGGATCTATCATACCTCATAAAACCTCGCAGGACATATGAAATTTGCAGGTGCCGTAAGCACCTTATCATACCATAAATACGCAGGTCGGTCGTGCCCACAATCATAAGCACAAACTTTGTATAATCCAATCGAAAATGCATGGCCCCAGAAAACTGCGACCAAAACACACATTAATTAGGCACTGGTGAACCGCGAGCCGCGAAGCGCTGCCCCCATGCCACGTTTCTTACCCGTCGTCACCGAAGCCTTCGCCGTGCTTGGCGTAGCAACATCTTCCATCTGCTTATATGGAATACGTCCTTGATCTTTAATATCTGCAAACGGCTGCGCCTTTGGAGCCGCACCCGGTGTATTCGTCACAATCTTTACACTTGCCATCACTGACCCCTTTGCTTCAAAAGTTCACGCTGCATCGCACTGTCTATGCGAGCCGCCGTCTGAGCCTCTTGGCTCGCCAACCGCTTGTCAAACTGATCGGACCGCATCTGCTGATTCTGCGCCTCAAGCTGCAATCTCGCCTGATCCAACTGCGCGTCCGCTTGCTCCGACTGCGCTCGTATCTGTAATTCCTGCTCCTTCAACTTTACCAAAGGATCCGGCTGACCAGCACCCGATATCTGCGCAGACATCTGCTTCGCCTCCTGCAAACCCTGCGCAATCCCCTGCGCCACCAAAGCCTGATATTGCATCTCCTGTTGCTCCGCAGGCATAGGACCCGCTTGCTGCACTTGCACCATCGCCTGCTCTTCCGCCTGTAACTTCACATGCTCCATTACATGCTTCTGCATCGCCATCGCAACCGCAGGCATACCACCAACCGCCGGACTCGTGCCAAAAACTAAATGAGCCATAATATGCGCCTGATGATTCTGCCCCTGAAATGCAACCAATTGCACCATGTCTAACGCGTTAATATTCTCCGACGCAGGGTCCAAGGGCCGTGGCTCCTCGTCCGGAACCCGCTTCATCAAACGATCAATGTCACTTACACCAATCGCCTCATACATATCACGATAAACCTCGTGCATATTATGTAACTCAGGGGCCGAAGTAGCCAACTGCATCTTCGTTTGAGCCAAAGCTATCCGCTGCGCTTGACTAAACGTATTCGGATTACTCACAGGAAGTATGTCTACACGATCATCAAAATCTGACGCCATTACCGACTGATCCCCACCCGCTACACTGTACGGATACTCCTGCGGTAAAAACTCGCTCATCACACGAGCCAACAATTTAAACTCAATACGCATCGCATAATGAAGCCGCTTGTGTACAGCACTCATTACCCGCGTACCCTGCTCCAACATCGCTAACGTCGTGCCAACCGCAGCCTGCTGATTACCATCACCAACCTTCATGTCCGTAATCGTCGCAAAACGCTGACCAGCCTGAACAACAAAACCTAACAAATTAAATAACGTCTGGTCCGGACCCTTGAACGGTAACGGCATCAAACTGTCACGAATAGCACCACCCGGAGCATCAACGTCTCTAAACTCCCCCGGCTGTAAAGGATCCTCGTCGTCCCTTATCCTTAAACCACGAGCCTTGAAACCCGCAGGCAAATTAGACAACGTGCCCGCATCAATCAATTGACGTAAAGCAGCCGTCGCCGTCCGCGATAAACCACCAATCGTGTGAATCAATCCCAACCCGTAAAAACCAAAACCCGGCAAAAACTTGTAATGTACAAAATATTGTATCTTGCTCTTTAACGGATCATCCTCGCGATAATTACGCCGAATCGATAAAATCTGCCCATTATCCTGCGAAATCGTCACAATATAAGGAACCTTTATACCCGTCGCCTCGCCCTCCGCATCCGTGTCCTCAAAACCCTCAAGATCCAAATTTACATGAAACTCAATCAACGTGCAGTCGTAATCAATACTCCCCGGCTCAAATCCAGATATACGATCTA